AATAAAACTCGGAACTGGAGATGATTTCCAGCTCTATCATGATGGAAATAATAGTGTTATAAAAGATGCTGGTACTGGACATTTGAATATACATACTAGCCGACTTCAAGTTACTAATGCTGCTGATAATGAAGGAATAATCAATGGATTAGAAAACGGATCCGTAGAACTCTATTATGACGGCTCTAAAAAACTAAATACAGAGAGTTATGGAACCCGTGGATATAGCAATTTAAAATGGGGTTACGCTCATACTACAGCCCCTGGTAGTGTTAGCGGAAATCAAGCATGCGGAATACTATTTGGGACTGGTAATAGTGAAACAGCTATACAAGCTAACTCACATGACACTACAACTTGTATTTGGAATAGAACTAATGGTAATGGTGTAATTGTTGAATTTGAAATGAATGGAAACTCAGTTGGTTCCATTTCAACTAATACTAATGCTATACCTTCAGATAGGAATTATAAAAGAGACATATCTGATTTGAACTTAGGTTTATCGTTAGTAAATAAATTAAAACCTAGTCAATATCGTTGGAAGCATGACCCAGACAATGTTCCAATAATGTATGGATTAATTGCTCAGGATATAGAAGAATCATTAACGTCTGAAGGTATTACCAAAAATAGTACTTATTTATTGCAGCATAATCCTACAGAGGAAAGTAATAAATCAGATTACGATCTTGATTATACGAAACTTATACCAATACTAATAAATTCAATTAAAGAATTATCTACAAAAGTAGCTGCATTGGAAAATGCATAGTTTTCAGCTAAACTCTGAACTAAAAGAACAAACATTATGGCAATTGTAAAAACGTGGGAAGTAAACACGATGGAACGTGACTTGTCAGATGGTTACATTACAAAAATTATTTGGCGTTGTAAGGCAATTGATGACTCTGATGACACAGAGAAGCCTAATTCAAGACAAACAGGTGAAGTAAGTTTTACAAAACCTAAGTCTTTACCTTCTGGATTTAAAGCTTACGATTCTTTAGATGCTTCTACTTGCATTGGTTGGGTTAAAACTGCTTTAGGTTCTGATGGTGTGGCTTCTGTAGAAACCGCAATTGACAATGCTTTAGCTCCTGCTACAACTGGTATTGGTAAGCCTTGGTCTTAATGTCAAACAAACTAGAAACATGGAAAACAACTCTAAAAGATAAACTTGATTACAAAGTTAAACTTGAAAATGAGTTGAATAAAGTTACTTCTGAAATTCTTCAATTGAAGGGTGGAATTCAGTATGCAGAAGAGATTGCTGCTGAAGTATCAAATGAAGAGGTAACAGAGGAAGAAGCCCAATAGTCACAATTAGGCTAGTGTGAGTAATAGCTTTTAAAATAGCTTCTTTTACCATGCAAAAAATTCTCAACATTATTAGTGTAGTTTCTTTTCTGCTTGTTCTTTCAATTACAGGAGGTGGCATTTTTGGTTATCTCTGGATTACAAATGAAAAGAATCAAGAAAAGTTAAAGCAGCAGTTAATTGAACAAGTTACTGGATCGTTAAAGCTACCTGGACTGTCTGGGCCTGTTCTCCCTACTGCTAAACCTAAAATGTCTTTGCCTAAGTTTTGACAGAAATTCCAAGAATAGGAGTTAGTTCTATTCGAATTGAACCAGTAAGAACTTATATTATTAACGCTCCAAAAATCAATACTCCTAATGTCCCTGTGGTTTTGCCTATGGGATTTCCTGTTGTTAATATTCCTGGTTGTGTAAAAGCAAGACGATCCAATGAGAATGAAAACTTAGTCAACAATGATCCTGATGGAAATTTAATTCTGTGTGATGCACAATACCCTTCATACGATGCAATGAATTATGTCCCTGAAGAATTGGTTTATACGGAAGATTCAAAACCGCAACGATATGAAGAGCCAGAAACACCAGCACAAGAACCACCTCCCCCCAAGAAAATCGAGGATTGCCCGCCTGCTGGGGCTTCAGAAATCGGAACTAAGATTGAAGATGGGAAGAAAGAAATAATTGGGTATCAGTTGATTGGAAATCGTTGCATTACACAGTATAAAAAGCTAACAATGCAGCAAAGGATTGTTGATGCTGTCCCCTCCCCACCACAAGTTGTTAGCACTGTTGGTATTACTCTTATTGCTACAAGTTCGGCTCTCGCTGCTCCTTTTCTGTTAAAGATTGTAAAACCATTGGTTAAACAAATTATTGGAAAAATCAAAAAGAAATTAGGTAAAAATAAGAAAATATTGTCTATTAATGAAAGGAGAACAAATCAAAGAGAAGTAACTGCTGCTATTCGGGCTTTGAAGAAGATGAAGAAGTAATGGGAGGGATTTTATGTCTGTGAGGTAAAACTTGCCCCATCTTTGGAAGAACACGGACATCTTCACATAATGAGTAGAAGACTGAATCTTTTGAAAATTCCACTCCAGATTTCTTAAGCGCACCACATTCTTTTAAACGAGCTACGTGCCACGATAATTGTTTATCTTTTAGATTCTGATCTTGGATCGCAAGCCACTTATCTGCCATAGCCTTACAACGCTTCTGTAATGAATTATCTAATGGAAGACTAAATGTAATTGAAAAACCCCAATTTAAACTTGCAGAGTCTTTCTGACCTGTACGAACATCTTGGTAATAAGTAATATTTCCATCATCGTCATACACTGGCGAAGAGTACCAATATTCTTTTGGAAGTTGCTGCTGGAAACTATCTGTTAGGAATGGAGATGCCGTGAGCATTGGCCCCTGACAAACTATTCCATTACCGTATTGATTTTGTATCATATTTCCCTGAAGGGATTGGATAGCCATATTGGTTACCGATCCAGAACTATTTGCCACTGGGGCTGCGGTTTGGGAGGTATTTGCTAATACTTTTAAAGGGTTAAGTGCGAATATTATTGAGAGAATGTAGAGGTAGTTTCTGTAACGCTTTCTACCTGAGTTGTGCGAGTTATGTTGGTTATATTTGATAAACCTGGCCCTTGATAAACCTGATTCATTTGAAACGCTGCCCCTGCATTTTTGATAGTTACATTGGGCATTGTGGTTAGATCGGCTCCAGTCCATGAATAAGTTGTCCCATTTACAGTTTGGTTAATAGTTGTAGGGTCAGGTAACATTGTCGATCCATCTATTTCTAAATTCGTGCCTGTTATAGATAGTGAATGACCAGTATTATAATCTGTCGAAACTATCGACTCTGTAATATTTTGAGTGGTACGTGTTACTGCGGTCATAGACCCGCTAGAAAAGTTAGGAACCACAGGCACTGCTATGACTGGTTTTTGCCACCCATTTAATAATAACAATAGCAGCAAATAACGCTTCACTTATTTATATCCATGTAATGCTTCCACATTAGGAAATTAAACCCAAGAAGAATAATTACAGCTAAAGAACAAACAATTAGTGGAACGTGCATCAGTCCACCACCGACTCAACTATGGTTTGTGCCGTGCAGCTAGAACCTGCTCCCATCGTGCCAGCACAAGTATGAACACCTGAACTGAGACTCGTTATGGTTCCTCCAGAGACACCACCACTTCCTGTGACTGTTACACCAAGAGAAGGCAAGGCAGGAACAACACCTCCAGTAACCGTAGTTGCACTTTGAATAGCATCTCCCATGACCAGACTTTCGGTCATCGAATAGGCAGAGCCAGCAGTGGTTATAGCGAAATCAGTATCTACAATTGCGGGGACTCCTGCTGTGACACTATCAGCCGTCAAACCTCCAATTGCTCCAGAGGTCGTAGTTCCTGAGACTGTAGTACTCGGAGTTATGTTGTTGCCTGTAACGCTGTAAGTTGTCCCGATTCTTGAAGCTGAAGAGTAGGCAGCATCTAACGTTACTTTTGCCGAGGTGGTTATTGAGTGCCGCATATCTGCTTGCACTGGACTTGCTAATAAAAGCAAGATTAAAAACTTTTTCATGTAAGTTTGCCCGATTGAGGATTAATCTCTTTCCCTGTAATAGGGTCAATCTTTGGTTCTTGTGGAACCAGTTTAATAGGAGTTTCAATCCTGATGGTTTGGAACGAGCCAGACTGCTCACTCAACATCGCTTGTATTTCTTTTTTATTCATAGGTTTTTCATCGTCTGATTTATATGTTCCATCACCACGCTTTTTCCCGCCCTCTAAACCAAACGAAGCCAAGGCTCCAGTTAATAAAGACGCAGGAAAAGTTATATCTTTAGGGTCAGAACTGTAGCCTGGAATAGTTATATAGTTTAAAGTTACGATAAAACCAGACCAAACGACAACGCCCAAACGTACTGCTACACCTATGATTTGGAGCTGTTCTTCTTTATCTTCAGCCAAATCTTTTAGTTTACCAATTGGCCCTTTTTTATTAGGCTTGGCTTCAGGAGTTTGTTTTTCTGTCATAGAAAAGTAGAAACAATAGTCTAAGATTACTCCTAAAACGTAAAAAATGCCTCAAGAACTACTAGCAGCACTGATTGGGGCAGCCTTTTCTGGAGCGTTAATGGTTGTTGCAAATAGATCTAGCAGAAGGCAAGGTGATATTCGTGAAATATTTCACCGTTTAAATGCTATAGAAAAAGATATTGCTAGATTAGAAGTAATGAAGAGAGATCCAAACGCATGGAGGAACAGATAAATAGAGCAAAAGAAAGAATTAAAGAGTTACAGACCTTGGTTGAATACTGGGAGAAAAAAAAGTGAACTGTTGGCACTGCCAAACTGAATTGATATGGGGGAGTGATTCCAACTGTGAACACTTAGAAGATTTTGATTATGTAGCCTTCTTAAGTTGTCCCCAATGCAAATCAGAAGTTGAGGTTTATCATCATAAATCTAATAACAAAACCCCCTAGCGTCCTCTAAGAGCTAAGGGGTCTTGTGAACATCTAATCCCTTTATCAGATGTTTAATAAGTAGCTTGCATTAGTAAACTACACAGATAATTTAGCGGCTTTTTTACTCTTATTCAACTCCTGCAACCTTGTTTGTTGCCTTCTGATTTCGAGGCAGTGTGAACAAAAACATACAATGGTTTTTGGTTCCATAATCCTGCTAGGTTAAGTATCGGCTTAAAACACAAAGCCCCCTTATGAAGAGAAGGAGGCTTTGCGGGATGGGGATCCAAGCCAAATCTAGCGGTTATATATAGGATTGAAAAGAGTAAGTCTAATTATGAGAAAACTATTCAAACCGTTGCTTCCACTCCTTTATGCTTTTTTGCGTAGTGAAGCAGGTAAAAAACTGTTACTTGATCTGTTGAAATCAGCAGCGAAACAAACTACAAATACACTGGATGACGAAGCTGTAAACTTTTTACAAGCAAGGTTATTTCCTAAATCTAATACAAGTTTGCAATGACAAATTACGATCCAAAGTGGTTAGAAGAGGACAAGCAAAGAATGATGGATATGGAGCGTTTGTACGTTCTTGATGGTCGTCATCTACCTGACAATCCTATGCATGGCTTATACACTGGATTAGCAGCTAAAAGGAAAGAATTAGATGGAGAACTTGGATGAACAATTTATTCTTTTGGACTCTTTAATGAAACCACCAACAGTTGAGGAAGAATTAGAACTAGAAAAAAAAATTAGATGGTTTACTGAAGGTGCGTCCAGAGAACAATTAGTAAGACATTGCGAAGCAGTGGAAAGAAATCATTTCCATCAAGCACAATTTATTGCTAATTGTTTAACTGAAATAGCAAGGTGTAAGGCTAAAATTGCTTGTTTAGAGAATCCTGTAAGACAACCTACGTTTAAAAACTGGCTAAGAAAAGTACTTGATTTATAAAGGCTTAAATTCTGCCTTAGAGCCTGTTTTAATCCACTTAACTTCGCTATCTTTTACAGCAACTTCTGGATACTGAACAGAGTACCAACGGTGTTCACAATTAATACAACATCTTCTCCGAATAGTTACTCCATCTTTAGTGCGTTTAGTAAGTACAACTCTAGTCCTAGTCTCATCACACTTAGGACAGGCGGCTTGAATTTTGTTAGTCATTTATGGAGCTGGTACAAGTATGTGTTGTGCGTGTTCTGATCGTCTTTTATCAGGCCATGTCACTTCGTAGTAATAACAAATTCGATTTCTGGAATTAAATTTTTCTTTGATTTTTGTAATTGTTCCAATACTGGACTCGATTTTTAATAAAACTCCTGTATTTCTTTTTTTATTTACTTGATCGTTAATCTTGAATTTCGGTGAGGGCATTTTTTTGTAAATAAAGTTCGATTAATTTTTTTTTGCTGTAATGAGCTTTTGTTTCGGCTAATGATTTTAACTCTCTTGTTGGAAGGTCTAAAAGAAATCTTTTAAAGCCTTCATAAGGTTTAGGACTTTTATAAACAAATCCTGATCCAAGCCAGTCGAGTAGTCTCATGTCACAGTTATTTTTCTCAAAGAATAGTAACTGCGAAATAAAAGCTTATTGTTTTTTGTTGTTTTTTGTTCTTTCTTCTTTGGCTTTTTTTCTAGCATCAACTCTTCTCTGTACTATTTGTTGCCAATTATCATTGTCTTGTTTTTCAAGTTCATTATAATATTGTTCAGGAAATTCTTCTTTAAGAAACTTAAATACAAGTTCTTTTAAGTGTTGACTTGGCTGTTGATTAGTCTCTCCTTTAATGTAATTAACATATAATTTCCCCCTATTAGGGGGGAGAAGAACTTGAAGAATATACTTCCCATCTTTACGTGGGCTGCAAGAAGTTTCCATCCTTTATTGTTTTACTAAATACTATCATATTAGTAGAGAAGGAAAATTCAACTCCAATCTACGGCATCAACCAATTCAGATAAGACACTCAATGATTCAAGACTATCCATTTTACGTTTAACTTGAGCAACTCTTTTAATGTCACCTACTGCTTCTGCATATTCAGTAAGGACTAATTTATGACATTGTTTAATACGTTCACTTGGTATCCTTTTTAGTCCATCTGTTTGCATAGCAAATCGTTTTCCAACAAGAACTGATAAAAGTTGATTCAACGCATCAACTGATTGGTCTTCTGTTACGTGGTCGTTCATCCTTTTGCCTCCATTTTTTGTTGCCATGCTTGATCTGCTCTTTCTTTTGCTGTAAAGCCATAAGAATCAGATAGTTCTTCATCACTAGGTTCATAGTTAAAGCACTTCTCTGCTTCTGAAACATACTCATCAATGGTGTCGTGTAAATAAGAAAACTCTTGATCAGGTTCATAACGATCTTTGTCTTCTTGATTTATCTCATCAAGTTCTTCTGTGATTTCTCCTACTCTTGAAGAAAGACAGATCCATCTTTTTTGATCTTTTAAAGTTGCTGCAATCGTTGATAGTGTTTTTCTAAGAGCTGTTGCATGTTCATGTGGATTTGATCTAATCCATGATTCACTTTGAAAACTATGATTAACTGCTTTATTACAGGTTGAAATTAAAGATTCAAGTTTTTCAACTTCAATAGAAACTTTAGGAGAATAATTTTTAGAGGTTTTCATTGGTTTAAAAAAGAGGGGTCATAAAGATGACCCTGTATTGGTTTAAAAGTTAGGTTCTACTTCGATTTTTCTAGGATTGATATTGCCAAAACAACCGTATCCATCATTTGATTCCTTACCTTTGCCGTTGAGATATACAACAGCTTTCTTCTCTTCTCCGTTCTCCTTACTCCAAACTTTTCCTTGCTTATGCTTAGAAGTATCAGATTCTAGTGCCATCAAGAGATTGATTAGCCCAGGGATTGAATCAACAGGAATCGCAAGACCTATTGTCTTAGGATTTTTCTCTGCATCATCAAAAGTGTTGTCACCTACAGACCATTTGACAGGGAAAGGAAAAGCAGGAACGAAATTAGATTGAAAGTCAGCCATTTGAATAAAAGTGGTTAATTAGTTTACTGGGTTTAATGTCGTTTTTTAAAGACTCGACATTACATTTACGTCTGTTTGAAAGTTGTGTAAGAACTGCTTTTGCAGCGTGATCAACAGCTTCAGGAGTCATTACGGAGAGTCAGATTCTACTTCCGCTATTTTGGACTTTATGAAAGACAAATGCTCTGGAGTCGTAATAAATTCCGATATTTTTTCAGAAGAAATGTTGAATTGCTGTCTGAAAGAACTGATGACTCTATTCCTTCCATGAGGAGGTAATGTTTGTAGTTCTTTAGCAAGAGCATCTTTCTGAGATTGAGGAATTGATGCTTGAGCAACTTTTCCAGTTACCATTTCATGTGCAGCAGGAGAAGGTTTGACCTGTTTTGCATTAGCACCCCTTTGAGGAGAACGAGCAATCTCTTTCTTTACAGGAGTAGCATCTGCTTTCTCTGCCTCTTCAATCTCAATTCTTGCCCATAATTCATAGGCCAATCCAAAGACAAACGCAGCACAAGCACATAAGCCTCTTCGATGCGAGTCACTTACATCTCTTGCACTGATTTTTTCTAGTGGTAAAGGATTGTTCCTGTTATCCATGATCGGGAAAGGAAACAAAGGTGTTTTTCTTTCTCCGTTCTGGAAGAAACACATCAAATAGCCACTTCCATCAGGAGAAGGCCATACATATTCTTCATTTTTAGGCTCAAGATGAAACTCCCAATTTGGAGCATGTTCTCTTAAGTACTGAGTTGTTCTTGCCCAGTTCATATATGTGGCAAAAGATCCTTTCTTATGAAGATCTTCTTTTGATATAAGACCAGACAAATCAGGAATAGATCCTGCTTTGGGTTTTGATTGGTTTGGCATGTGTAATGCTGTTAACTCGTTTATTCTATACTAATGCTTTAGACTTAGCAAGTTAATGTTCGTATCGTAATCTTTGCTCCTTGATGTTCTCCTTCTACGCAATATCGTTTCATGTTTCTATTCTTAACTACCAAAGAATCATCTTTAAGAACAGTACCTCCACTACTCTGAGATAGTGCATCATAAGTAGCTCTTTCAAGCTTTTCAATATCACCTCTTCCTTTACTTGTTACAAATATAGGAGCAGAAGGTTTCAACTTCTTTGCATTCTTTCCTGTACCGTAATGACTTTTAGGTCTAGCAAATGAAAATATAATTTCTACTTCTACAGCTTGATC